CTGGGGTTTGAACGTAGAAACGCAGGTCCAGTCTAAAAAAAACATCGCCCGATTGACCGACCGATGACCACACCACTATTTTTGTTGCGGTGCGTTCAGCTTGGTTTGTCAATGGGCGATTTGGATTTTTTGACCATTGGTCTGGTGAATGATATGTTCACCGAACGAGAAAATGACGATTTCAAGTATGATTCTCTGGCAACGCAGGAGGATTTTGATGCGTTTTAACCTATATGATGTGTTTCCACAGCCATTCCTGCAATTGTCGGTCATCCATTTCACCGGCTGCAATTCCGAGAATCATTTGAATCAATTCATCGTCATCATATTCCACTTCAATATGATTCAGAGAAAGAAATACAAGCATTGTATGCGTGCCGATTCTTTTATTTCCATCTACAAACGCATGATTTTTTATCAAACTGTATCCAAGACGAGCTGCTTTTTCTATGATTGTCGGATATAATTCTGCATCATCAAACGTTTGGAAAGGTGCATTCAATGCCGAATCCAGAAGTCCTTCATCACGAATTTCCGCTGAGCCGCCTGATTCCTTCACCAGTTCTTTGTGAAGCAGCATTACCTGTTCCTTTGTGAGTCGTTTCATTTGGCAAGTTCCTCATAAACAGCAGCGTTGCGTTTCATCAGTTTTTTTGAAACAGAAAGCACTTCTTCATCCGATGCCGTTTCCGCTTCTTCTGTGTCTTCAATCATTCTGACTTCATAACGGGGCTTATTATTTTTGAAAATAACGGCCGTTCCATACCGGTCTACGATTCTTGTTACCATGGAAAAATTCTGATTTGCTTCTGTCATAGAAATAATTGTGTTTGTATCTATCATCATACGAACACCTCCTTGCTCTTATTATACCATATTGTTAGGATAAATTCAACCTATTTTTTGAAAAAGGCAGGTGACCCCCATGGCAAACCGCATCAAAGGCATCACCGTAGAAATCGGCGGCGATACCACCAAGCTATCCAAAGCCCTGGAAGGTGTCAATCGGGACATCAAGGGGACACAGACACAGCTGAAAGATGTGCAGAAACTGCTGAAACTTGACCCCACCAACACCGAACTCTTGTCCCAGAAGCACAAGCTGCTGGCAGATGCGGTGTCTGCCACCAAAGAAAAGCTGGAAGTACTGAAAACTGCGGCAGAACAGGCAAACACTGCTCTTGCAAATGGTGAGATTTCACAGCAGCAGTATGATGCTTTGCAGCGTGAGATCATCGAAACCGAAAACGAACTGAAACGTCTGACCACAGAAGCAAACAATTCTCACACCGCCTTGGAAAAGATGGGCGTTCTGGGTGAAACGCTGCAGTTAGCCGGGGACAAGATCTCCGGTGTTGGACAAAAGCTGCTGCCAGTCACTGCTGGTGTCACGGCTCTGGGAACCATTGCCGTAAAAACCGGTGCGGATTTCGATTCCGCTATGTCAAAGGTGGCAGCGGTGTCCGGTGCAACCGGTTCAGAGATGGATGCTCTCCGAGAAAAGGCTCGTGAAATGGGCAGTAAAACGAAGTTCTCTGCAAGTGAGGCTGCGGACGCTATGAACTATATGGCCATGGCAGGCTGGAAAACCAACGATATGCTCAGCGGTATCGAAGGCATCATGAATCTTGCCGCTGCTTCTGGTGAGGACTTGGCGACAACTTCGGATATTGTCACAGATGCTCTGACCGCTTTCGGCTTAACTGCTGCCGACAGCGGACACTTTGCGGATATTCTGGCAGCCGCAAGTTCCAACGCTAACACCAATGTCAGCATGATGGGTGAAACTTTCAAGTATGCTGCTCCGGTGCTGGGTTCTTTGGGATACTCTGCTGAAGACTCTGCCATTGCCATTGGGCTGATGGCAAACGCCGGTATCAAATCCTCACAGGCTGGTACCGCACTGCGTTCTGCCATCACCAATCTGGCAAAGCCGACCGATACGGTAGCATCTGCCATGGAACAGTACGGCATTTCTCTGACAGATAGTTCCGGCAAGATGTATTCTCTGCGGGAACTCATGGAACAACTCCGACAGAAATTGGGCGGACTTTCTGAGGCAGAACAGGCACAGGCAGCTGCCTCGCTGTTTGGCAAAGAGGCCATGTCCGGTATGCTGGCGATCATCAATGGTTCCCCAGCGGACTTTGAAAAGCTGTCCAATGCCATTGACACCTGTTCGGATACAGTAGACGGCTACAATGGTACGACCGAAAAAATGGCAGCGGTCATGCAAGACAATCTTGCCGGACAAGTGACCATCTTGAAGTCTCAGCTGGAAGAACTGGCAATCAGTTTTAGTGATATTCTGATGCCTACCATTCGCTCCATTGTTTCCCGTATTCAGGAACTGGTGGACAAGCTGAATCAACTGGATCCGCAGACCAAAGAAACCATTGCGAAAATTGCACTGGTGGCTGCTGCTCTGGGTCCGATGCTGGTGGTGCTTGGAAAGACCATCTCCAGTGTGGGAACCGTCTTTTCCGCAGTGTCCAAACTGCCTGCCCTTTTCTCGGCTGTGCAAGGTGGCATCGGAGCTATTACCGGAGCGTTGGGTGTGTCATTAGGTCCGCTGCTTGCCATTATCGCAGCTGTTGCTGCTTTGGTGGCTGCCTTTGTGCATTTCTGGAAAACCAATGACGAATTCAAAAGCAATATCATTGGTATCTGGGAACAAATTAAAAGTACCTTTACCGGATTGACGCAGGGCATCACTGACCGGCTAAATGCTCTGGGATTTGATTTTGAAAGTTTCACCGATGTGCTGAAAGCAGCGTGGGATGGACTTTGTAATCTGTTAGCCCCTATTTTTGAAGGTGTTTTTCAGAATATCTCCAACATCTTTTCGGAGTTTACTGGTGTTCTTCTGGGGCTGCTGGATGTTCTGATTGGTCTGTTCACTGGTGACTGGGAGCAGTGCTGGAATGGCATCAAGGGTATTTTTACGTCTATCTGGAATTTCATTGTCAACACATTCCGCAATATCATGAATACCCTGAAAGGCGTTGCAGATGTGGTATTGGGGTGGTTCGGAACAAGCTGGAACGAAGTCTGGACTTCCATCAAGACATTTTTTGTGGACACATGGAACAGCATCGCTTCCTTCTTCACGGGAATCGTTACCGGAATCCGGGACTTTTTCGTCAACACCTGGACATCTATTTCCAATACCTTCACCGCCATTGTCACTGCCATTCAGACAGTAGCAACGACTGTATTTACAGCAATTCGGGACTTCTTCACCACCATTTTTACGGCAATCTACAACTTTTTCAGCACGATTTTCAATTCCATTTACAACGTGGTTTCTACGGTTTTTCAGGCAATTCATAACGTCATTACGACCGTTTGGAATGCCATTTACACCACCTTAGAACCGCTGATCACGGCATTCGGCTATCTGTTTCAGACGATTTTTGAAGCCATCCAAATCATTGTGGGCAGAGTGATGGACTGGATCTCGGAGAAGATCAATGCCATTTGGAATGCAATCGTGGCGTTTTTAACGCCCATTTTAGAGGACATCCGAACGACCTTTGAAACCATCTGGAACGCCATCTCCAATACGATTTCCACGGTTTTGACGGCAATTCAAGATGTGGTGACTACGGTTTGGAATGCGGTATCTGGTTTCATTTCGTCAGTTTTGTCAGCGATCTGGAACGTGGTTTCTTCCATCTGGAACAGCATCTCCGGTACGATTTCCAGTGTGATGAATGCCATTTTTTCTGTGGTATCCTCTATTTGGAATCAAATTTCTTCTGCGGTTTCCAATGTTCTGAACGCCATCCAGTCGGTGGTATCTAACATCTGGAACAGCATCTCCGGCACGATTTCCAGTGTGATGAATGCCATTTTTTCTGTGGTATCCTCCATCTGGAATCAGATTTCTTCTGCGGTTTCCAATGTCCTGAACGCCATCCGGTCGGTGGTATCTAACATCTGGAACAGCATTAAGAGTACAATTTCCAACGTGATGCAGAGCATTTCTTCTACGGTG